GCCTTGGCGCTGGACTGCTCTCAATCCTGACTTCGGTAATTAGCCACAAGTCCTAACGCTCGTTGGGGGTAGTTCCTCCCCAGACACCGTGGCGCTGATTTGATTCAAGGGCATACTCAAAGCACTCACGTTTTATCGGGCAACTATCGCATAGTTCTTTAGCAGTCATCGCTATAAGTTTCCGCATTTTCGGATTTGGATAATCCTCCGGAAAGAAAAGATTTTCCCTACCCTCACAAGGCACTCGACCGGCTTTATGCACGACACGCAAAAACTCGATGAATGGCGTATCAAAATGTCGGTAGTCGGTCATAAAGTAAAGCGTAACTAAGAGAGGCCGTAAAATGCGATTACACGCCACAAAAACTTTCAATAGGGCGAAACTACTAGGAACCTTCCAAAATGGCTCTGGGGACTGGCACAAGGCTCGCCAAGGCGGTATAGGCGGGAGCGAGATAGGCACGGTTCTAGGATTGAATCCGTGGCTCTCGTGTTATGCGTTGTGGGCGAAGCGGTCTGGGCTAATTCCGGACGAGGTTCCGCAGAACTTCGCGATGAGGCTTGGGCAGGTTTTAGAGGAGCCTATCTTGCTTCTATGGCAGGAGCAGAACCCCGAATGGGAACTTTTTTACACCGGAACCTATCAGCATCCGGAAGTTCCCTACCTACACGCGAATCCCGATGCCCTTGCACACAATCCAGAAACGGACGAGTGGGTGATTATCGAGGTAAAGACTTCACGCAACTACTGGGAGCAACTTCCACCGCAATACGAAGCCCAGGTTCAGCACTACCTAGACGTAATGGATCTACAGCGTGGAATCTTGATTGGGCTAGTCGGAATGGACTGGTTCGAGGTCGAGATACCTCGCGACGACTTCCAGATTGACCAGCAACGTAAAGCCGCCGAAAAGTTTTGGAACGCACTACAGACCGGCGAGCGACCTAGCTGGGATGGTTCAGAATCGACCTACAACGCCATCCGCGCCGAGAACTTGGAAATCGAGGACGAAGAAGTTTACATAGACGGCGGACATTTACTTCTTCTAGCTCAGCACAATTACGACGATGCTAAAGCGGAATTGAACAAAGAAAAATCAAAGATTCTAAGCATTATGGGAAAAGCTAAGACTGCCTACTTTGAACACGAAGGCAAAAAGTTTATAGTTGCTCAAAGACAATCACGCGGTGAGGGAACTCCGTATCTAGTCGTGAAGAAAAGGAAATAATGAACGTTTTTCTAGGTGACGTAATCACCATAATCAAGGGAAACCCTGAGAACGCCACTATGGTTACTGGACAATGCTCAGGAATTGTCCTGAATGACAAAAAAGAATTAGATCGCATTTACATACACGGACTAGAAAATGCGTTCTATATGATGCACGGCTGGGAGTTCGTAGAACACGAGGAGGACGAAGATGCCTAGATTTGACTTATCACAATACGAAACAGTAGAGGAACGAATTAGGAGGTTTTATAGTGAAAACCCGGACGGAAGAATCACAACGCAAAATCTTACTTCTGCCGCTGATAGGACAGTTTCAACGTGGGTCGTTAGTGCAGCGGTTTTTCTCACGGCTGGCGACCAGGCTCACAATCTTCCAAAAGCGACAGGGCTGGCGTTTGAAATAGATGGCGGTATGGGAGCTAACCAAACCTCGGCACTAGAGAACGCTGAAACGTCCGCAATCGGTCGAGCGCTTGCTAACGCTGGTTACTCAGGTCATAAGCGACCTTCACGCGAGGAAATGACGAAGGCTAACAAAGGCCCAGTATCACCGTGGTTAGCTCAGGCGGATAGTATTAGCGACATAGAAGAACTAAGAAGGATCTATGCCAACGCCAAAGCAGCCGGAGCGCCGGAGTCAATTCTCCAAGTCATACAGCAACGCGCCGCGGCACTCGATTCTCCTAGCGAAGATAAAGGAACTGGAAGAAGCCGCAATCGAAGCAAGAGTGATGGGTAATAAGGCGACTTATGACTTATTTCAGGCCGAACTAATCGTTCACGTATTGGACTTATATGCTGCCATCGGAACTAATCCAGGAACTCGCAAGCCTAACCGCCGAAAATAGAAAAGGCGTAGAAGCTTTATACGCTGCCGAAGTCGCTTTAGCAGAGGCAGAACACGACTTAGACCTAATCGAGCAAAAAGCATTTATCAAGGCCCAGGGAACCGTTGCCGACCGCACGGCCCTATCACGCCTAGAAGCCGCTGAGAGCCGATTACAGAGGGATTTACGCAAGGCTGAGGCTAATCGTATCCGGATGAAAATAAAGAGCCTAGAAACCTCGATTATGGCCGTTGCAACGCAAGCAAAACTAATAGGGGTAGAAACTAGAATCTAGGCGTGAACCTCCGCCAGAAAATCTTTGCCCGCGATACGGCTTGCTGGCATTGTGGCACTCAGGACGGCTTAGTTCTACACCATAGAGCGAATCGCGGAATGGGCGGGAGCAAATCCCAAGATCAAACGGCGAACCTAATTTTGGTCTGCCAGGCTTACAACTTTGCGATGGAGTCAGATCCTAAAGTCGCCGAGCTTGCGCGAGAACGCGGGCATAAGCTCAGTCGCTACACCGCTTATGACACGCCGATACTTGACGTTCCCCAGGGGATTTGGTTTATACTCACGAATGACGGAGGAAAAGTTAGGAGCAAACCGCTTCACTTCCGGAACTAGGGGTAGTTATGGACATAGAGCTATTGGCTAAAAAGATGCGCGAACACGCGTTACGCATCGAGGCCGAAGAAGAAAAAGAAGATTTATCCGAACGCAAACGTCGCCAAGATCAGCTAGACGCACTAAAGAAACTTTATTTCAACGCTGGGCGATGGGCTGGCGGTGCTAGGGATAAAAACGCTAAAGAGGCGTTTCAGAAGATAAGCCTAGTCGGATGAAAATAGGTTCTTTATTTTCGGGCTACGGAGGACTTGATTTAGCCGTAGTAAAAGTGACTGGCGCAACCGTAGCGTGGCATTGTGAATGGGATGATGCTCCGAGCAAGATTTTAGAAAAGCATTTTCCAGGCGTGCCAAACTATCGCGACGTAACCAAAGTGGACTTTACTAAAGTCGAGCCAGTAGATATCTTGACTGGCGGTTTTCCTTGCCAAGACTTATCTCTAGCAGGTAAAAGGGCAGGGCTGAAGGACGGAACACGTAGCGGTCTTTGGTTCGAGTTCGCGAGAGCCATAGAAGAAATACAACCAAAATTAGTAGTAATTGAAAACGTAAGGGGATTACTAAGTGCAAAAGCCGATAATGGAGTGGAATACTCAGAAGAAGATTTGGCAAGTCTGGACGGAAAACCAGCTATTCGAGCTATGGGAGCCGTTCTTGGCGACTTGGCCGACCTCGGGTTTGATGCAAAATGGCAAGGTGTTCGAGCTTCCGACGCAGGAGCGCCACACCAGCGTTTCCGAATCTTTATTGTTGCCTATCCCAGAAGATAGCTTGCTTAGAACTCCTATAGCTGGCGAGGTAGAAGGCGGGGCAGTTGCTCCCGAGGTAGCAAAGGCTAAAGGTCAAACGCTTAGGTTATCTGGTCAAATGATAGATATGGTTGCGCCTAACCAGTTACCGAAACTTATGCCAACTCCAAACACGATGGATCACCTACCAGCAAGAACCCCGCAACAAAAGGCAGCAAACAAGGGAAAAGGTGGCTATTCAAACGTCAGAGAAACGGTTGTAAATGAACTTATGCCTACTCCCACGACTCGCGATTACAAAGATGGAGCGGAGCCGCACGAACGCGATGGGGTAATTCAAACTGATTCACTCGCGAGAGCAGTTTTCAAGAGTGGCGAGGTTTTACTTCCAACAACTCGAACTTCTATGGCTAATGGTGCCACAAAAAAAGAAGTAGAAGCAGGTAACCCTAAATCTCGAATCGAAACAGAAGTTTTACTTATGCCAACACCTACGGCAGTAGACGGGAATACAGTTGCGAAGTCTGAACTAGATGCCAATGATCCCAAACACAGACTAAAAGTTGCGGCACAGGTTTTAGCTAGAGATGGAGTTAACTGGGGCAAGTTTGAACCAGCAATAAAGCGCTGGGAACAAGTCTTAGGGCGATTAGCGCCCTCGCCAACCAAGCCCGATGGAAAAGACGGAAATCAACGCCTTAGCTCAGTCTTTACCGAATGGATGATGGGCGTTCCTGAAGGCTGGATTACGGATTGCGGACTAAAAAGAAACGAAGAACTAAAAGCTTGCGGTAATGGCGTAGTTCCTCAGCAAGCCGAACTAGCATTGAGAATCTTGCTAGAAGGCTTTACAATTCCGACCGGGGGGGGGCAAGTGAATCTACCAACGCCAACAGTAAGCGACACATTTACGGACAACCTAAAAAGCTCGCAGCAAAAGCCAGGGTCGATGCACTCCGTAACACTTCCGCAAGCGGTCAGGATGGTAACTAATGAGCATTGAAATAATGAACGCGGTTTGGCAACACTCTAGGGCTGATGGTCGAGCCAGGCTGGTTCTTTTAGCTATTGCAGATCACCAGGGCGAAATCGGAGCTTGGCCATCTATTGCTCGATTGGCCAAAATGGTCAATTCTTCGGAACGGTCAGTCCAGCGCGACATAAGTTATCTACAGTCAATCGGCGAACTTAAAGTAGAACTACAAAACGCTCCGATAAATAAACAATACAAGTCGAACCTCTACTGGGTAACTTTGCCAGGGGTGACAACAGGGGTGACAAATACGACACCAGGGGTGACAGATTTGGCTTCAGGGGTGACAGCAGATGGCGTACAAACCCTTATAGAACCATTACAAGAAACTAATAACTTAACTAACGCGAATGAGCAAGATTTATTCTTAGAGTTCTGGAACAGCTACCCAAGAAAAGCCGATAAGGGTAAAGCATTTAGGGCATTTAGGTCAGCGCTCAAAAGGGCAAAGTTCGAGGACATTATGGCGGGAGTAATCGCCTACCGCAACGATCCGAAACGCAACCCAGACTTTACAAAGTATCCCGCCAGTTGGCTAAATGCCGATTCTTGGGAGAACGCGGCAACCCTACCCGAAGTCAAAGCGGCTAACGAAGCCCGAAGGCAAAAAGAAAAAGAAGCTAGTGATGTATATCTTCGCGAGATGGCCGAAATTGCAAAAAAGTCCGTTCCGCTAACCGCCGAATTGAAAAAAAGGCTAGGCTTATGAAGTGGCTGAGCAGAACTGCCTTCGATGCGGGATTATGTGGGAAGTTATTTCGACGCGGAAAAATAACGACCTATGCTTCTCCTGCCGAGCGCGAAAACAACAAAAGGTCGGGGAGTGTTTACCCTGGCACGGAGCGTTCGCGGAAGATTTGGTCACGCCGGTCAATGAGGACGGAAACGAAGTATTACCTGGTATTCGGAGTTGTGGGAATCGCGATTGCGTCAATGGTTCGCACATTGTCGGAGGCTAGGGGTAAAGTGCAACACAAACCTACGGAGGAATAAATGGCATACGGAAAAGTAAGTGGCGAGGTAGCTCGCATTATCGACGGCTACGGCTTCAAGCTGGTAGAAGTCCTGAAGAATCGCGACGGAAGCGAAAGAAAAAACTGGATTACAGTTTGGTCAAAAGACAAAGTAAAAGTCGGCGACCTAGTAGAAGTTCGCGGTGACATATCGGTAAAGCTAGAGGAATACACCGGTAAAGATAACGTTCCAAGACAGTCGGCATCTATGCACTTCAATAATGCCGAGGTCAAAGTAGCGGACGCGCCGTTCTAATGAAGCACGTCGGCAAAGTCCTAATCCTGCTAATGGCAGGAACCTATATTTGGCTCGCTCAAACAGCTTCGGGCTTCATCCAGTTTCTAGGCTACCTATGGGGAATCCTCCTAATCGTTAGCCTGGTTCTAAACTGGAACCGTGCATCTAAGGATTGAAGGGCTACCCAAGCCACAAGGATCTAAGCGCGTTTTCAACGGACGTGTCGTAGAGGCCGCTGGTAACGCTCTAAAGGCTTGGCGTAAAGCCATAGCCGACGAGTGCCAGAAACAGGTAAACGACTCTCATAAGCTCATTCTCGGCCCTGTAGAGGTGACTTGCGTGTTCTACCTGCCACGGCCTAAGACCGTAAGCGAAGCCGAGCGCCGACTACCCATAGTTCCGCCAGACATCGACAAGCTGGCACGCGGCCTTTTAGACGGAATTGGTCAATCTGGCGTTATTTGGGGCGACGATAGCCAGGTAATCGAGCTAAAGGCCATAAAGGTCTACGGAACCGACTTTATTGGCGCGGAAGTAAAAATAACAGAATTATAACGATGCGCGACACGCCGTAGTGCTCCCCTGCCACTCGTTCTAGGGTTATACCAACAAGAGCGAAAGGGAAAAGTGAAAACCTATAAAGTCACTTATTACAACGCGATAAAAAAATCTGAAAACAGCCTTACGGTGCAAGCCTCTAGCTTAGAGTCAGCTACAAGAGAAGAAGAAGCCGCAATCGCGCTAATAAATCAAATAAATCCATTTATTAGCCTGAAATCGGTAGAGGAGGTTTGCTAATGCTAGTAATCAGGCAGCTACTAGGGGTAGCAGTATTTACCACAATCGTATTCAGCGTCCTACTGGCATTACACGCAATTCCAGAATTACTATTCAGGATCGTAACAGGAGGGTAAAAATGACCGCACTATTTCGACTCGATGCCAGCGACACCTCGATTATGGCAGCGGACTCAATCGACCAGACAAGGCTAGAAGCCTTAGTTTTGGAAGCAATAAAAGCAAGCGGAAGTAAAGGAATTACCCAGGATGAACTTCTTGGCAAGTTCCCTCATTTCAGCTATTCATCTATTACGGCAAGACCGGCAGCACTAAAGCGCAAAGGGCTAGTAAAAGATTCCGGCGCTCGCAGACCTGGACGGTCAGGCCGTAGCCAAATGGTTCTAATCGCAACTGAGCAAAGGGGATAAATAAATGACAATC